TAGATTTAGAATATGGAGTTTATCCAGAATATCTAATATACTATGATAATGCTAAAATAGATTTACATCTTGCTGGACAAATAGATCTTATAGTAAAGAATGGTAATGATATTTATATTATAGACCATAAGACTAATAAGAAGATAGATTTAAAAGGATTTTATAACAGTGCTAATCGTTCAACGGACAAAATGAAATATCCATTAGGACATTTAGATGAATGTAATTTTAATCATTATCAATTACAATTATCTACCTATGCCTGGATGCTTCAGAAACTTAATCCAAAATTTGTTATAAAAGATTTGATTCTTAATCACTATGATCATGATGGAAAGAATACTTTATATCATTGTTCATATTTAAAAGATGATGTTGAAAAAATGCTTAAGCACTATGCTAAGCAACAAAAACTTGAAAAACAAAAAGCTAAATATGCAAGAATACAGTATTGATGAACGTAGAGCTATATGTTAGAAATGTCCTATCTTTAGTCCAGCTAGAGCTATATGTAATCCTAATTTATATTTAAATCCTGATACTAACGAAGTAAGTACCAGTCCTAAGGCAGGATATATTAGAGGATGTAATTGCCACGTTTTGATAAAGATGAGGAATTTACATAATCATTGTATAGCGGGAAAATGGTAATAAAATATAAAGATACAAAAGGAGTTATTTATTATAAAACATTTGATGAATATAATAAATACTTAAAAGAGTTAGAAGCTCTTAAATAGAATGAATCTCTTTACGAAGTTATTGAATATTATTGTTGGTAACTGGAGAAATTTAACCGGTTATACTTCAGATGAACAAAAAAGAAGACTAGATATATGTAACAAATGTGAACACAAAATGAAATATATGGGTTCATATATATGTGATCAATGCGGCTGTATATTAAAATCAAAAGCTAGTGTTGAATCAGAAAAATGTTTAATGAATAAATGGTAATATGGAACATCCAATTTTAAGCGAGAATGAAAAAATAGCTATGAGAATGGCTGGTGAAAGTACAAGTAGAATTATGACTTTAGATGGTAGAAGTGCAGAAGAAATTATTGAAGAAAGAAATGCTAAAAAGGTTAATGAAGAAATTGATTCTTTTGCAGAGAAATTTGAAAAGCACTCAACTAATTTAACAGAGTTTGCTGATAAGGTAAATAAGAATGTTGAAAACATTGAAATTATGCCTATTGGTAATTATGTTCTTTGTAAACAATTTGATGAAAATCCTTTCCAAAGAATTGTACGTGATTCTAAGTCTGGACTTATTCTTGATTTAGGTGGAATGAAACCTGAATATAAGAATACAGACAATGGACAAATTGAAGAAGAAGAACAATTTATAAAGGTTGGTGTTATCCAAGAAGTTGGTCCAGAATGTAAATGGTGTAAACCTGGAGATACAATTTTCTACACTAAGCCTAGTGCAGTACCTGTTCCTTTCTATAAGCAAGGTCTACAGCTTGTATGTGAAAATAGAGTTCTTGCAGTTGTTAATGAAGGTTTAACTGAAAGATTTAGTAAATGTAAATAATTATGGATGAAAAGATTTATTTTGTTCCTGGTTAGAAGGTAACCCTTCGCCAGGACATACCAAATAAACCTATTATGTTGGTACATAGAGTTGAACGCTCTATAATTAGAAATGAAGATAAGAATGCCTTACTTAAAGGAGTAAAGGTAAGATGGTTTACAGAAAACGGTTTCTTACAAGAAGCTGTATTCTCAACAAAAGATTTAATCTTAGTCGATTAACTATGGACACAAAAAAGAGTAAAAATTTAAAGAATGATTTTTATAATTGGTGTGAAAGAAATAATAAACAACCTAAATCTTAGGAAGAGGTTCAAGATTTATTAGTGACTTTTATAACTGAAAATAAAGAGAAATATCCAGAAGAATATGCTAAAATTCAAACTGCATAGAAAAAAACAACAAGAGCTCTTCATGGTGCTAAATTAAATTATTTTAAATCTTTAAAACATCAATGTGCTGAAGATGAAGAAGTAGTTTATTACAAGAAAGGTGGTTCTGTAACTTGTGGTTGTAAAAAGAAAGAACAAGGAGGAGAAGTTCCTTCAGCTAAAGATGGTGCTGTAGCAAAATTTAAGAATAGAAAGAATATTCCAGCTCCTCAACAACAAATAAATCCTAATGATACTATTCATGTAAATGGACAAATTAAAAGTTTAACTAATGAACCTATTAAAGATAAGAACAATACTTATAAACCTCTAACTCCAGAAGAATATAAAAAACTTAAGGATAAGGATAAGAATAGAGTGGATGAAAAAGATGCCGCTCGTGGAAGACAAGTACATAAATGTGGAGGTAAAGTAAAGAAAGGAGAAGACGGACTTCTTCCTATAAAGAATCCTAAAGGAAAACCTTCTAAGAATATTAATAGAGGAGGAACTAAAAGTAAACTTCCTGTTCAATCTAAAGGTTCAAAAATAAATAAAGATTGTGGAGGTTCTTCTATTGTTTCTCAATTTAAGAAACATTTCTGGGGAGGAAAACTTGGACTTAAAAAATAAGAAATAAAAAAAAATAAAATGTTAATGTAAATATGAATATATGGGATTATAATTAGAAAACTGGAAGAGCACAATTATTAACTGCTGATTTAGTTTTAATTGATGAATTTAAAAAATTATTAGAACCTTCCAGAAATAAATGTAATGAGGATCCTTCTGGACTAGAACACATTAGAGCTGATAGAGAGTTTACTTATATATATTTAGCAATAGATTGGAAATCTCCATATGCTAATTATAGCAATTAGGAAAAACATGAAGCTGCTTTAAAAGATGCTCATATTTCAGAAGAAGAATGGAATAACCCTGAATTTCGTGCTGCTTGTAGAAAGTATGTATCAATTCAAGATTCCAATAGATATGTAAGATTACTTCAAGCTGCTTAGGAGGTAACTGATAAGATTATTGATTATTTCCATAATGTGGATTTACAAGAACAAGATGAACAAGGTAAATATCTTGTTAAAGTTAAAGATGTTCAAGCTGCTATGAAAGAGGCTGCTGATCAAATTGAAACTTTGAAACAAATTGAATCTCTTGTTAAGAAAGAAGTTATGGAGCAAAGTCAAATACGTGGTGGAGCTGTTGAAGGATTTATGCCTGATTAATGGAGGAAATTAAAAAGAAAAGAGGTCGTCCACGTAAGAATCCTATACCAGAAGTTCCTGAGGAAGTTTAGTCTATAATTACTGAGGTTCAACAAAAACAAGAGGAACTTCAACAGCAAATAGAAGAAATAAAGCCTTAGGTTGTAGAACACAAAGAAGGTGAATGGGATGTCAAAATAGGAGACCCGATACCTTACTTTGATAAAAGACTTTCCTATGAATTAACTGGATATAGACCTATTACAGAAACAGAAGGATTAGATTTTGATCCTTCTTGGTTTACTGAAGCTAGAGAAATATTCTTAAAGACAGAACAATATTGTTCTTATTATCCAGGCTCAAAACTTTATAGAGATTTCTGGAATGAAGAATATAGAAGATGTAAGGAAGGAATGACAGTTAATGGTTATACTATTACTGGATTTAACTATTACTTTCTTAATTATTATCAATTACCTAATACAGAACAAGATGTAGCCGGTGATAGCCGTTCTATTATATTTCCAAGATTCTTTGTATATCAATACGAATTCTTTCATTACTTTGAATTATGTAGAAAGTTAAGAAAGAATATGACTGTAATGAAAAACAGAGGATGTGGATTTTCTGAGATACATGCTTCTATATTTGATAATTTCTTTAACTGTTTTAAAAATAGTATATGTCTTCTTACTGCTTTCGATGATAACTATGTTAAAAAAACTCTTGATAAAATTAATGCAGGAATAACTTTTACTGATGATAATACTCAAGGAGGAATGTTAAAACTTAGACAAGTTATTAATACAGCAACTAAGAAAAGAGCTTCTCACTATAAAGTAGTAAATGGTCAAAAAATTGAAACAGGTTTCATGTCCCAAATTGAAGGAATTGTTGTAGATAAGGATAGAAAGATGAGAGGTGACCGTGTAGGTTTCTTATTTCTTGAAGAATCAGGTTCTAATCCTATACTTGAACGTTCCTTTATTAAAGCAGAAGAACTTGTAACTGTTGGTGGTAATAAAATTGGTATTATAGCAGCAGTAGGAACAGGTGGTGATGCCGGTCCTAATCTTGAAGGTTTAAGAAAAGTATATTATAATCCTAAAATGTTCCAAGTGCTTCCATTTAAACATAATTATACAGAAGATGGAGATTGGGTTGAAACTGCTTATTTTATACCTGCATATATTTCAATGAATAACTCAAAATTTGTTGGAAGTCGTGGTGAATATCTCATGGAAAAACAAAGAGAACATTATGAACAAAGACGTGCAGATATAACTGATCCTAAAACTTTATTAGACCATAAAGCAGAGCAATGTTTCACAGCTGAAGAAGCCTTTGCAGCGGAAGGTGTAAATAAATTTAATAAACTTAAAATAGCTGAACAAATTATAGCTATTAGAATTAAAAAACAAGCTCCTCCTATTCAAAGAGGATATATGGAGTTTGTATATTCTGGTCCAGAAAGAAAAAGAGAAAATATTATCGGAGTTAGATTTAAACCTAATCCGAATGGGCCTGTTAGAATATTAGAAGAACCTTTATGGGAAGACGGAAGTCCTATAATCCAAAATCTTTATGTAGCAGGAATTGACGGTATTGATATTGGACAAGCAGAAACTTCTAAAGAAACTAGAGATCCTTCTAAATTTTGTACTATGATAAAACGTAGAGTACATGGAATGAAGGAACCTATGTATGTGGCATATTATTTAGATAGACCTAATGATATTAGAGAAGCATACAAACAAACAATGGCTTTATTATGGTATTATCAAGCCAAAGCTAATATAGAAGCAACTCGTTTGTCTGTTCTTACATACGCTCGTGATAATAAGTTTGCACATTTCTTTATGAAACGTCCTAGAGCTTGTTATGGAGGAGACGAAAGAAGAAGAACTAATGGACAATACGGTACTACAGCTACTACAGCCATGATTGAACATGGCACTGATTTAGTTGCTTCGTATGTAGAAGATTACTGTCATAATATATGGTTTATAGAATTTTTAGAATAGTTAAATCTTTATACTGATGAAAATAAAGGTAAATTTGATATGGTTGCAGCGTGTCAAATGGCAGAAGTTGGAGATGAAGAGTTAAGTGATATTATTCCAAGAGAATATAAACCAGTTTCTAAGGAATTTAAAGATATAGGATATTACACCGACGAAAATGGACATAAAAAATTTGGTGTAATACCAAAACAAAATGAAAACTCTGTTAGAGGACATATAAATACAGGATATGTCGAGGGTTATAATATAACAAGTAATTCAAGATATAGATGAATGATATGGAAAAAGCCATTTTAGATATGATAGAGTGTAAATACAAATGTAAATATACTGGACATATTAAAGTGACTAAATTAGGGAAGGGTGGGACTGGATATAAAGTTGTATTAGACTTTGACAATCTAGACAAACCTATATTACAAATATCTGCAGATTTAAATGCAGAAGATTTTTTAAAATTTGTTGAACAAGAACTCGTCTCTAGACAATTACATAGAGTAAAATTCTTTAGGGGAGTTAAAATTTATCCGGAAGATGAAGAAAGAAGAACTTGTTAGCAAAACTAATTTAGCTATTTCTGAACTTGTTTAGGAAAAGACAGCTATATAGAAAGCATATAACTATTATAACTGTAAACGAGATAAGGAATAGTTTAAATACTTAGAAGAGAACTTTGGTATTGGGTAGCCAACAGCGGTTGAGTTTATTCCTTTAATCAGGAAACATATAGACGCTTTAGTAGGAGAATATTTAGATGTTCCAATTCTTCCAAAGGTTTCTTGTAAAGATACTGAAACTATTAATAATATATTTAGAGAGAAACAAGTAAAGATTGCTACAGAATGTTATAATCTCCTACAAAATAATCTCAAAAATAATCTCTTACGAATACTAGGTAGCAAAGATATGTAGGATCTAAATATAAAAGAATAGTTGGATAAACTTATAGAAGATATTAATGAAAACTTTATTTCGGAATATGAAATAGCTGGATAGAATGTTATAGAATATATAATTCAATCTAGAAATATTGATTTAGTAACTAAATTAAAACAATTATTTATTGATTTATTAGTTTCTGGATTTACTTTTTATAGAGTTCTTCCTTCTTCTTCTGGACATAATATAAACATTTAGTGTTTAAATCCATTAGATGTTTTTCCAGATTTAAATTATGATTCTCCTTATATTAATGAATCATATAGAATAGTAGTTAGAAGTTTCTTAACTCGTAACTAGATTCTTAGTAAATATGGAAAGGATTTATCTAAAGAAGACATTTCTAAAATAGAAGAAATGTGGACAGACTCTTTAGAAACTACTGGTTCTTATTTTGTAAGAAGTTGTAACCCAGATGGTACTCCTGCAACTGATGGTATAAGAGCTGGTGAAGAAGTTACTCCAGGTTTTCCTGAATATAGTTATTATAAAAGAGATCTTATTCCTGTATATGAAGTTGAATGGATCGAAACAGATAAGAAATTTGTAGAACAAAGATATTCTACTGTAAGAATTGGTTCTGAAATTTATATACTAAAAGGAATAGATGAAAATGTAGTAAGAACTAAAGATGCACCAAATAAAGCAACACTTAGTGTTAATGGTGTATGGTTTAATAATAGAGGTAGAGAACCTTTCTCTATGGTTCAAAAATGTATGGTACTTCAAGACCGTTATGACCTATTACATTTTTATAGAGATAATTTAATAGCTCAATCTGGTTCTGTTGGTGATTTTATTAATTTACCTACTTTACCAACTATTCTAGGAGATGATTTATCAGAAAGATTAATGAAGTGGAAAGCTTATAAGAAACAAGGTATGGCTTTAATTGATACTTCTCAAGAAGGTCAAATAGGAACAGGTCAAGCTCCTTTAACTACTATATATAATGGGTATGACGATACTGTTAAAGTTCAAGCTATTCAAGCTATTCAATTAGCTATTGATTCTGTAGAGCAAACAACTTCTTCAATCACTGGAGTATTTAGAGAAAGATTAAACGGAATATAGCAACGTGATGCTGTAACTAATATCCAAACAGGTATTAATAATTCATTTATAGTAACTAAACAATGGCATTATCAAATGGATTTAATAACAAGAGAAATTTTATTAGATTCTTTAAATTGTGCTAAAATAGTTTACAAGGACGGATTAACTGGAACATTAATATTAGGTAATAAGTTACAAAAAATATTTACTGCTTTACCAAAATATTTTACAGTTACAGATCACGATATACATATAATTACTTCATCAGAAGTAGTAAAAGAAATGGAACAAATTAAGGCTGTTGTTCCAGAATTTATAAAGGGAGGAATTGTTTCTGCTGATATATTAATG